GTCCATCCATTCTCATTGTTGAAGTCGTCGTCTTGACCAGAGAATGCGGAATCTACTTCGTTGTAGAAGGTTTCTGGACCGCCTTGAGTTCTGTACTTAGAACGCATTGCGAAGATGAGTCCAGTAGGACCACTCATTGGTTGAACACCAGCCAGGTCATATGCAACCAGGTTAGGCATTGAACGACGAATGAGTGAAATCAGAACGGGGTCAAAACCAGCAACGGTTTGTCCACCACCTGATTGGTAACCAGCTGAACCAACAGCATTGGTTGGAGCTTCGGTTAGGAATGAACCAGACTGCTCAAATGCAGACTGTTCACGGAGGAATTTTTCTTGGTTTTCTAACAGGACTGCGGTTACTGCTCTTCTGTGCGAATCTTTGATTGGATCAAGACCCTCATAATTGAGAAGAGGTGCCCACTTGTCCTGCAGATGTTCTGAATAAAACATTTGCTTTACCTTTTTAAGTGTGGTTTTGGTTTGAATTATATTAAATTCAATTATTTGCTAATAGCAGACATCATTTTCAGATATGTGCTCATAGTTCCAGAAATTTGCTCTGGTGAGCTGTCAACTTGTTCCGATAATGATTCCAATTTAGCTTTTGGAGCAACAGCTCTTGAGGGAAAATATGCTTCCTTCAAAGTCTCCAGTTTTTCACGATATTCTTCTTCACTTTCAAACTCAACACTTTCGGCAAGTGAAGCGAGCTTCTCTTTCTGAGTGGCAGCAAGGCCATCAGAAACTTGTTCAAAGATTCCGTCTGCAACCGCCTCTGAAAGACGCTTGTTTAGGGAAACATTTTTCTCAATTTGCTCGTTGAGTTTTGTCTCCATGTCATCAAGTTTTTCTACCATGCTTTCAAGCACATCATATTTATCTTCAGGAATTGATACATAATGTTCTTCAAAAAGTCCTTTCAGACCGGTCATGAAGGATTCGGTTAACTCCTCCTTTAGACCCTTTTCAATTGTGAGTTGATTTTGTGCAAACCATTCATCAGCAACATACTCAAGATATGCATCAACTCTTTCACAAAGTTCCAATTTAATTTCAGAAACTTCTTCAGCAAGAGCATTTACATACTTCTCCTCAAGATTTTCTTTAATTTGAGCAACTTTTGAAACAAGAGCTGCTTCAAAAATTGTACGTGCTTTCTCTTGAAATTCTTCGGAAAGATTTTCTCCAGCAAGAAGTGCATTTACATCTTCTTCAATATTATAATCTTCTTCATCATCATCACTTTCTTCTTCATCATCTTCGAGTTCTTCATCTTCAGATTCGGCAATTACCTCATCATCTTCGAGTTCTTCATCTTCATCAACGAGGTCTTCATCATCTAAGTCTTCTTCTTCTTTCATTGACTTCATTGCTTCAGCAGGTTTTGCATTTTTTGTGATTGCATCCTTTACCTGCTTTAATGTTCCCTCTGGGGTCTTCAGCTTTGCTGAGTCATCATCTGGACGATAATTGGTGGGATCAGGACCTCCAAGATCTTCCCATCCTGCTGTTTGTCCGGGAGGAATGTTTCCGGACAAATGTGGCATTGCATCCGCTGGCTTAGCATTAGCATTGACAGCGGTTTTGGATTGCTTTGTGCCTACTTCCATTTCTTGTAAATCTCCACGAGACATTTGAACTCTCCGATTAACCTTTGTAATTTAATCTATATTTATTTATAATTTTGCAATAAAATGATTGAAAAGACTAAGTTTATAGTCTTCAAGAATTTTTTGGTCTACAAGATTGTTGATTTTTTTATAAATTTTTTTTGCTTGCTGCTCTTTTAATATTCCACCGTCCCATATCCATTCCTTACCTTCCATAATTCCTCTAACAAATGCATCGGGAGCAGAAGGATCAGCAACAATATCCGCAGCCGTTGCAAGCATAAAGTCTTCACCAACTTCTTTGTGACCTTCACGGGTTTCTCTTAATGATCCTATACCACGAGAAGAAACACCAAGACAGACTCCTTCTTTTAAAAGTGATTCTGCAATTTTACCCATTGGAGTAGATAAAATTTGAGCTTTACCAATAAAATTATTTCCATCACGATGAAGTTCTGTAATTTTATGAGAAACTCTATCAAGATTTACAGTGGGACCATCGGGATGTCCGAGTTCACCTAAAGCACGACCTTTATTCACATATTGTTCAGTATAACGTTTCACCTCTCTTTCCATTACAGGCATACGATATATTCTACCATTTCGGTTCACTTGCTCTGCCTGAAGAAAAATACCTTTAATGAAAAGATTTTTCTTACCGTTTATACTTTCAGTAATAACCTCAACCTTTTCTATTTCTTCTGTGATTAGTTTCATTATGCTTGTCCCGAAATTTGTACTTGTTGTAAATGTAAAACAGCATTTCCAGTATCTGTTCTTGCCGCAACCTTAAGTGAATTTTTTAAACTCGCATCTGTTCCAGAGAAAGCAGTTGCAATACCACTTGTATTTGTTCCGATTGTACATCTGGTTTGGTGATATCCATCAACACCAGAAGAAGTATCTACAGAAACAACTGGTTGGTGAGTGATTAAAGTATTATAATAAGTTTGTGCTCCTGACAAAGTTACATAATCACCAATTCCAAAAGGACATTGAGTTCCTTCTGCGAAAGTAATGATGGTTGTAGTTCCTGTTGTAATTCCAACAACTCTGTTTGATGCCTTTGTTAAAGCAAGAGTTGCTGATTGTCCGTTTGGAACATAATAGTCAGTGGTTGCTGCAGTTGGATTGGTTCCAATTGCAATGTGAGCACCAGCACCTACAGGAACAACTCTCAGAACATTTGATTGAACTGAGAATGCAGATGATTGAGCAGAAGTTGCATTAATTGCGATTGAGGACCCCGCCCCAACTGGTCTATGAGCCATTATTTTATTAGATACACTTTTAGTTATTTATTAATTAATAAATCTCTCTCCATTGAAGTGCTGCAGCAACGTTTGCACCAGCACCAACACTAGTTGAAACTGTTCTTACAATAATTGCATAAATTTCTGAACTTGTTGAGTTGATATTTTGAACAATAATATTTTTCTTTGCTGATGTAAGTGAACCAGATGCAACTGGAGATAGTGAGTTTTGAGATGCACCTGATGGTACATATCCAGATGCGAACTGATCTCCATCATTATAAACTGTTGCATTAGTGCAATATTCAACACCACTGTTATTGGATGCAGAAGTCCAAATAGTTCCACTTCCTAAAGTTGTTAATCCGATATAAGCATCACTTGGAAGTTTTACAATTTTATAAACAATACTGTTTGTCTCTGCATAAAGAGAAATATTATTTAATCTAACTGATATTCTGTTTGGATATTCTTGGAAAGTATTTTTGAGACGAATTGCAACTAATGGAAGTTCTGTTCCACCTGGAGTTGGAACTACTCTTGTAGTTTCCATTGTATATGAAAAATCAACACCACTTTCAACATAACCACCCTCACTTGCTACAGTAGAACAAATTTGATCAAATGATGCCCCAATACCAACACCAGTATTTTTTACTTCACAACGAACCGGTAAGTTTGGATTTGAAATATAAACTTTTGGATTATTATTTGAGTGATAAAATTCGTGAGCGGTGATAAGTTGTCCATTATGTGCAAAACCACAACGAACTCTGCCAACACCCAACCATTGGAAATCAATAAATGCTAGTTGAGTTTTTGTGAAATCCGCATCAAAACCAGAGGTGCCAGTTCCATCACACTTATCTTTATTCCATTGTGATTGTGGAATTCTTGTCTCTGTTGCAATTCCACTTGTAAAAGTTCTAATAACCCAGTTATAAGTTCCAATACCAACATTAACTCCATCGGAGGTACTTAATCCAACTTGCTCTAAGTAGATTCCGTCCCTATCATCAAAGTATCCAGTTCTCTTTGTTGCATTCTGTTGAGGTGCATAAAAATTAAAAGAACTAAAAATTAGTTGCGATTTTCCTGGTTGATAATGATGATAAAACTTTGTCTGGTGAATTGAAAATGCTGTGCTTCCAATACCAGTTTGTAACCTTGCTGCTGCTTGGTTTACTATGTATGAAACTGTTGATCCAGCACCTGAATAACTATCTAAAAAGTTTGGATCAACGGCATAAAGGTGCTTGTAATCACCAAGGGTAAATGGTTCAGAAACTCTTTGCCTCCCAAATGCATCAACAGAAGTTGTATCTGGATTAATTGTTACATAAGTGTTTGATTGTATTGCAACATTTCCTGTGACTGGAAATGGATTTGTAACACTTACCGCAGAAGTTCCTATGCCTGTAAGAACTACTACATCTGCTGGTTGTGGTAATGGATTATAAGACATTATACTATGTACCAGTTGTATCCGTTATAAAAATAAGTAAAGCTTTCGTGATTGATTTTCATAACCACAGAACTATTATTTTCTACACTCGCACCTATACCAGCACGAACTGTGATATTATATGTAGATATTTTATTACCCTCGTCCTTTACGATAATTTCTTTTCCTGCTGCAGGATTTATTGGTAAATCAATGACTACAGGTACATCAGCACTTACTCCGATATAATCAACGTCTCTGGTTGCTGCGTAGTAAGTTGTAATTCCAGTAATGAATACAATACTGGTAATACCAACTCCACCACCATCATCACCAACCCACTTGTTGATATTCGCATCATACTTAAGAAAATAATTATCTCTCTTTGCAGAGGCTCTATCAACATCATCAAGAAACTCAAGACGAGTTTCACCACCTCCACCTAATGTAGAAAGTTGTTGCTGAATACGATTGAGGAAAAGATTATAGTGCTTTTGTAAATCTTCAAATGTAGCAAACTTTTGATCCGTTGGAGTTAGTGGATCGTTTTGTTGTTTAGCATTAGAAGGTTCAGAAAGAAGTCCTAAAGATTTTTCAATGAGTTCTTCTTTTGGTTCTTCAATTTTTTCAGAAACAACTTCTTTTACTTTTGGTTTTGTAACTTTCTTTTTTTCTTTTGGTTTTTCAATTTTTTCTGAAAAAAGAAAACTTTCAAAAGCTTCTAATGTCTTTTCTTCTTTTTCTTTTTTTTCTTTGTTTATTTTTTTGAGTGTATTGACCTCTTCAAATATAGAATTTAAATTTAAGTCACCTACCAGTGAATTAAATTCTTCTTTTATATGCTTCTTTTCTTTAGCAACTAATTGAAAAAAGTCCGAGAGATCTGACATTATTCATTATTCTTCCGTTTGCTCTTCTTCCTCTTCTTCTCCCTCATCGTCACCAAACATTGTGTTGGCAACTTCTGGTCTAAAGGTATCAATTTTTTCTACTGATTTTGCAAAAAGCAATTCTTTAATTTTATCACTAATCTGTGATGGAGATTCATCAGTGATAATCATGTCTAAAAGATCGTCCATAAAATTTAAATTAAATAACTTCAATATATTTATATTTGACCACCCTTGGGCATATTTGGAGCTTCAGTTGCTTTTCCTTGTGTTTCTAAATCTGGTTCCATCACTGGTTTTCCTAAGTCCATAGATGCTGCACTTTGTTCTTGACCGGGAATTTCTTCAATAGGTGCATTTGGATCTGGAATAATGCCCTGTTCAATTTCTTTTTTAATTAAGGCATCTTGCTCTAATATTTCCATATCAGTTTGACGAAGAATTTTACGCCTCACATAATCTTGTGAAAAATATCTTCCAACATATGGTTCTGCAGTTCCAATCATCGACAATCTCTCATTTAATAATTCAGCATCTTTCAACTCCGAGAAATGATTGTCGTATAAGAAATCATACTGAATGTGTTCACTCATAATTTCCCAATCTTCTGGGGTTACGACATTCTTAAGAAGAAGTTGAGTTCTTAACATATTATGAAACATGTTTGAAAATCTTTTTCTCAATCTTCCAACAAATTTTGTAAACTTTAATTCATCCCTTAGAATTTCTGAAGATCGACCAAGATTAAAACCACCTTCTCCATCCATTCTTGATGGTGGAACATTTAAAGAACGATAAAGTTTTTTCTTAAAGTATTCAATGTCAGCAAGTTCTCCGAGATTTTGTCCACCAGGAAGAGTAGTAATCTCAGTTCCTCTGCCACCTTCACGACGAGGCAGCCAAAAGTCTTCAAGCAATGACATATATTTTTTATCGTCACGAATTTCACCAGTGTTTGCATCATAGACTAATTTATTGCGATATCTTTGCATCACATCTCTAAGATATTGTTCTGCTTTAATCTTAGGAAGATTACCAACATCGATGTAGAATATTCTTCTTTCTGGAGCACGAGATAATCTGTAAATAACAAGACTATCCTCAATCATTCTTAATTGGTTGAGTGATTTAATCGCTTTATGTAAGTATGAAAGTGTTGATCCCTTATTTCTATCTACCAATCCAGATGTGCAATATGCAATGGAATCTTTTGTAAATTTAACTCCTTGATTGGTTCCCATTACATTAATTGTTCCTGTTGGGAATGCGCTCTTTGGATTAAAAACAAAATATTCTTCTAACTCTGGAAATCTGTAGTCCATTGGATCTACATTTTCCGAAAACTGTGGATTTGGATTTAATTTATTATCTTGTTTTTTTAATTGACGAACATAACGCATTTTCATTGCGTCAATATACCTTAAATCTTGAATTCCATCCTGTGGATTTTTTAGATCAATAACTTTATGGTAATAAAGACGACCATCTATATACCAATTTCTATAGATTTCGTGTGCTTTTTTATCAAAATCTAAAAGACTGAGAATATATTTAAACTCTTGACGAATTCTATTTTTAATACCATCACTTGCATTTAAATTTGAAAGTTCAATTTCCACGGGACTGTCATTTGTATCTGAGACAATAGCTTCATTAACAATATCTTCAATAGCACTATCAACTTCTGGATGAAGTGCCATCTGACGATATTTTGTAATTAAATCATATTCTGTTCTATAAATTCCTTCAATATCTACATACTGTCCGTAGAAACCACTACTTACAGTAAAGTCTGAAGCATCCTCATCGTTTGGAACAACTGGAGATACAGCAGACTTTGATAGACTATTTTCATCTTCAATAGAAAATCCAAAAAGATTTGCCATGTTGTAGTTTTAATTCATTTTTCAGTATTTATCTAATTACTGAAGTGCGCCTGGACCATCATTGAGTTCAAAGTATTGAACTTGTAGATCTACAGTAAACTCAGAAATGGTATCAGTTGATTCATAGGATAAATCAAGAGCACTGACAGTTGTTGGAAAAGTTCCAAAAAGTTTTGCACTTCTCAAGATTGAAACATTTCCGGTAGCAGCGCTTTTTCCTGTTCCCGCACCATCTCTTCCAAGTTGATAAACAATCATATCAGTTTGATATGATGCCGGATCAGTATATCCAGTATTATTATCTAATTTACTCAGATAATTCATCCACTTTTCAAATGAGTGACGAAGTTTAAAATCTACGTCATTGATAATTGTAATTGTCCATGGATCAAATGTTCTGTCTCCGGCAACTTTTAAAATGCGACCTCTGAATGGGACATCAATGGATGATACATTTGAAGCAGGAAGTTGTGCTGCTTTACACAGAAATCTTCCCTTTGTTAAAGTTGCTGGATCAACACCAACATCAGTTGGGAATGCCATTTCAACTTCAAATAGGTTGGGTCTTGATCCACCACCTGTAAGTTGACCTTTGAAATCTGTAATTTTTCTAATGGGAATTGCCATTGTTTTTGACCTCCGTTATAAATTGTTTAATAAATTAAACTCTACCAGCTACTTCACTAAAACTCACACCCGTGCGGGTTGCAACGAAGGTCAGACTTACAAAGTTGATAGATTTTGCAGGTTTGATATAAATATCTGCCCTGAATTCATTATTATCAATAACATCTGGTGTGTTATTTGTAGTATCACAAATAACTAAGAAATCATATAGACCTCTTTTTGCTTGAACGTCACGTAGAAATGGCTCAACAATGTTAACAAAATTTGCTCGTGTTACTTCATCATTGAATTCAAAGAGTTGCGCTTTAGCAGCATTTTCAAGAGATTTTTCGAGAGTCAGGAATAATCTTCTAACATTAATTCTATCGAATGCTGATTGATAACCAAGAGCAGTTTTATCACCAAATAATAGAACACCAACACCTGGTTGAAGAATAACTGGATTTACTCTTGCAATGTAAAGAGCATCTCTCTGAGCTTTATTTGGACTATACGCAAGTTTAGTTGCATTATTAAATACACCTCTTTGAGTTCCTGCTGGTGAGAACCATGGAAACTGATTTAAGTCAGTTCTTGCCATAATTCCAGCAACATCAGCATTACAAGGAATATAACGAAAAACATTATTAAATCTATCATACATGTATTTGTATCCAGAATCAAACACTGCATAAGAAGATGATTGGATTGCATCAAAGAATTGAACAATGTTTGTAGTTTGAGATGCTGAAGAAGTGTTATTAAGATTTGCTCCAATAACTGCAGATCTGTAAGGTGAAATGACTGCTAAGCAATCTTGTCTTGCTTCGGCAATATCAATTAAATAGTTTGCTTTTGCTTGTGAATCTTCTTTTGTTGCTAAACCTGGTCCATTAATTAAAATATCAACATCAATGTCTTCTTTATTTCTAAACAAGTCATATGAAGTAATTAAATCAGAAAGTGTTGCCTTAAATCCATTACCATCTGCTGCAGATGCTGAAGAATAATCTAAACCACCACCTAAAGTATATGTTTTATTTCCGATTGCACTAAAAGTAATTCCTTGTGCGTTTTGTCCCCAAATTCCGTCAGAAATTTCAAAAGATCCATATGTATCATCATTAACTTCAAACCCAACTGCTGTAGGATAAGTACCTTGAACAGTATCATTTGCGTTTGAAGGGCTATATCCAGCAAACAAATATGCAGATAATGTTGCTAAGTAATCTTTATAATAAATGTTTTGAGGAGCATTCGCAGAAGAAACTGCGTCTTTTGCTTTAGAGAGATTTGTATGTCTTTCGAGGATATTTCCTTTAATTCCAGTGATATCTCCATTATCGTCAACAATGACTACGTGTAAAGCATCTCCTTTGCCTGTACGATCAGAAACATACTGATTAGTTGCTGGTTTATCGGCAATTGATTTCCAATAAATTGTACTATTTGTTAATCCTAAAGTTTGTGTGCCATACCAATCTTCGGCAGAAGTAAGAGTTACTCCTGAAGTTGTAACAATACCTGTGTTTTGTTGAACAAAGTTTACATTTCTGGTAGTTTTAAATTCAAAGTCACTCCCTTCCCTGTATGAAACATTTGTTACAGTTCCAGCAGTGGATACTCTGGAAACAACTTTAACGGTGAATGAACTATTTCCACTGCTTGAGTCAGTTGTAACACCAGTAATAATACCTTTCAGATAACCATTAAAGAGTGATGTTGTTCCAGTTCCTGGTAAAACAACATTGGTTAGATTACAAGTAACTCCATTACCAACAATCACTCCTCTATTTGCTGGGTCGGTTGTATTAATACCAAGTGTTTGGTCGGCAAAATCATCAATGTAGCAGACTTTTAGATTATTTGCCCATTTGCCTGGGTTTTTTGCTGCATAATAAAAGTTAGTTGCATTTTCATAATTTTGAACATAGTCATCATAATTTTTGATTTTGGCACTTGTAGTGTTTGCAATACCAACACCTGCATTTGCATTATTCAGAGTGCTTCCATTCGTTCTTACGATTTGAAGAATTCCTGTGTAAGAAAGGAATGAAGATGCTGACATCCAATATTCATATTGATTGTCTGTTGAAATAGGTTTACCAAAAACTGAGAGCAATTCCTGCTCATTAGTAATCGTTATTGGAAAATCTACAGGTCCTTTTTGGAAAGGTCCGGCAATTGCGCCAGCACTTACTCCAAAATTATCTGCTCTTCCAACGGTCAGATCAACCTCTCTGACCAATACTCCAGGTGAAACAAGAGCTACTGCCATTTTTTTCTCCGAAGAAGTCTCAAAT